GAGCGCGACACCGGCATCGACGACGTCCGCGCAGCTCTTCTGGCCACACGCGCCGAAGCGGAACCCGATATCTCTGCTGCCCATCCGCAACCCGGTCGCCCCTCAGGTGCGCGTCCCTGGGGCGACGTGATCGCCCGCACCTTCCGTCTGAAAGGATAAATCCATGCCAACGCTTACTGAAACCCGCCACGCGGGAGGCTTTCTCGTTTGGGAAGCGCTCCGCGACTATTGCCGCAGCACCGTCATCGTGGCCTCTGGCAACCTCCAGCCCGGCACCATTCTGGGCAAGATCACCGCCTCGGGCAAATACGCCGCCCACGATCCCGCCGCCTCGAACGGCACCCAGACGGCAGCGGCTATCCTCTGGGACAGCGTCGATGCCAGCGGCGGCGACAAGAACGCCGTCGTGCTGATCCGCGGCCCCGCCATCGTCAACCAAAACGAAATTACCATCCTCGGCACGCCTACCGCGCCGCAGATCGCGGCTGCCCATGCCGCCCTGCTGACGCTCGGCATCCTCGTCCGATAACCCCCAAATCAGGAGGCACCCCATGGCTACCATGGACATCTTTGAAGGCGATGCCTTCTCGATCATCGAACTCACCCGTGCGCTCGAAAACATCCCCTTCAAGCCAGCGACGCTGTCTGGATCGGGCTTGTTCGGGCCACGTGGCGTGCGCTCTCGCACCGTCGTCATCGAAAGCCGCGACGGCACGCTGTCGCTGATCCCGTTCTCCGAACGCGGCTCGGCCTATGACCAGCAGACACCGGAGCGCCGCGATGTCCGGGCCTTCGTCTGCCGCCAGTTCAAGAAGCAGGACGTGATCTGGGCCTCGGAAATCCAGCAGGTCCGTGATTTCGGCACCGAGAGTGCGACCCAGCAGGTGCAGGCCGAAGTCGCCCGCAAGCTGGGCCGCCTGCGCAACGACGCTGAGACCACCTTCGAGTATCACCTCTTCAACGGCATCCAGGGGCTGGTGAAAGACCCGCGTGACGGCGCCACCGTGGTGAACTACTTCACCGAATTCGGCATCACCCCGGCCACCGAGGTGGACTTCGATCTCGACAACGCGACCCCAGCCTCGGGCGCCTTGCGCAAACGCTGCCAGGCGCTGATCGAAAGCGTCGAAGATGTGATGGGCGGGCTTGCCACCGGGGCAATCGCGCTGCGTGCCGAATGCGGCTCGGCCTTCTTCGCCGATCTGGTGGCGCACAAGGAGGTGCGCGAGACCTACCTCAACACCGCCGCCGCCGCTGATCTCCGGTCCCGCATCGCAGACGAAGTCAGCTTCGGCGGCATCACCTTCCGCCGCTACCGGGGCGGAGCGGGTTTCGGCGTCGCAACCGACAAGGCCGTGTTCTACCCCGAAGCGGTCGACGGGCTGTTCGAGATTTACCACGCTCCCGCCGACACGTTTGAGACGGTCAACACGCTGGGGCAACCGCTTTACGCGCGGATGATCCCGGACCGGGATCGCGACGAATGGGTACGGTTGGAGATTGAGTCGAACCCGCTGCCGATCTGCACCCGCCCGCAGGTGCTGCGTTCGGCGCGGCGGACGTGATGTCTGCCTTTGCCGCCGCCGTCGGCGCGCTCTTCGCCGATGGCAACATCGGGCGCGATGCGGTCTATATCGCCGACGGCGGCGCACCGGTTCTGGTGCGCCTCATTGCCCGACGCGCCGATGACGTCACCGAGTTCGGCGATGCCCGGCTCTGGACGGAAACCACCCGTGTCGACCTGCAGGTGGCTGAAGTGCCGAACCCGCGCCCCGGCGACAGGATCGAGATCGATACCGACGCCTTCCTGATACAGGGCGAGCCGGTCCGCGACCGCGAACGGCTGGTCTGGACCGTGGACCTGAGGCCTGCATGAAACTGAGGCTCGACATAGACCCCGACATCGTCGCCATGATGGCGGCGGAGGTTGCCGCGGGGGAGCGTGCCGTGACGGCCGCGATGCGCGAGGCTGGGACCGGTCTGAAAGCCGCCTGGCGGACGCAGATCACCGGCGCAGGGCTGGGTACCCGGCTTGGCAACTCCATTCGCCTCGCCAGCTTCCCGAAATCCGGCGAAAGCCTGAACGCCGCAGCGCTGGTCTGGTCGAATGCGCCGGTGATCGTCGGCGCGCATGACACCGGACCGCTGATCCGGTCCAAGAATGGGTTTTGGCTGGCGATCCCAACTGCTGCCGCTGGCAAAAGCAGCAAAGGAGGTCGGATCACCCCCGGCGAATGGGAACGCCGCACTGGGTTGCGTCTGCAGTTCATCTATCGCCGGAGGGGCCCAAGCCTGCTGGTGGCCGAGGGACGGCTGAACACCAAGGGCCGCGCGGTGGCGTCAAAGTCGAAAACCGGACGCGGCTTGGCGACCGTGCCGATCTTCCTGCTGATGCCACAGGTCAAACTGCGCAAGCGGCTGGATCTGGCGCGGGATGCGGAACGGGCAGTGGATGGCGTGCCAGGGCTTATCGTGGCGAATTGGGATAGCAGCTCGCTGAGCTGACTTTCAGATTACTCAGGAAACGCCATCAAGCAGCGCATCAAGCACTGTCGCGGTAACTGCTCCCACAGCCATGTCACCAAAGGCACCTCGGAATTGATCGCGCGAAACCGACCCTGCTCGCAGAACACGGCCTGCGGCCAAAGCGCCAGAAACGAGCGCCGAAGTTGCGACAGCCTCGCCGACTTCCTGAAGCAGTCCATCGCCGGGCAAACCGGAGAAAACATGATCGACATTGGCTGTCAGATGCTCGTTGGACAGCTCTGTGCTGGCTACTCCGTCGATCTTATCCGCAACTTCTGTTGTCGCCAAGACCTCGATCTCGGGATATCGTGAAAGATGCTCGCGGATCGGCGCAACAGATGCGACGGCCTTCAACTGAACTTCTCGGATGACGTCTCCCTCGACGAGGAACTGAACATCTGCACCTGGATGGTTGGTCGCCCCGAAAACCTCGGCGGTAAACTCTCCCCCGTCTGCGTTTACGCCATGAACATAAAGCAGCTCGTGGTAGATGCCTTTGATGTTCGAAGCGACACCCCGCAGTTGCCCCGGGTTCAGTGCAGCAACATACGCGGCGAGTTCGCCAACATCCGCATCACGCAAGGAGTCCGAAGACCGCCGCAGCGCATCAAGCACCAGCCGCTCTTCAACCGACCAGAAGCGGGTGCTGTCATCAACCAGCCGCTGCAGCGTGACTGCAATAACAACAGCGGCGCTGCGCTGTCCGTCGCCTATTGCGGCGCGGCCAAGGCCGAGATCGCGATCCTGCCGATTTCTGTCCTGCAGTGATCGAGTTTGCGTTGATGTAGGAAGGCGAGCGTCTTGGTAAATGGCTGACATCCTGAAATTCCTTCTTCGTCCAGGCTCGCCTGGCTCCAATACTGGTTGATCTGGTTGGCCAAAGGGATCAGCGCACACTCGGCTATGAGACGCATTTCGCCACTGGTTGGGGGTGTGCCACTCTCGATCTGTTGCCGGATCGCCTTGATCAGCGTGATACAGGCCACAAGGATAGCCTTCTCGTGGTCCTGCAGATCATCTTCGGGTCTGGGCTTACCGAAGAGCAAGCGCTTGCCGACGAGACCGCCACCGACTCCGATGCCTATCCCCGCGCCCGCAAGTATCACGCCACCAGCTGCGGTTCCGAGGCCGATGATCGAGCCCACCCAATAAAGCTGTGCCGTCGTTGCCGCTGCACCCGTGAGTGTCACTATAAGGGTGCCGTTCCCAGCGGCACCGAAAGCCGTTATCAGTGTAGCGATGCCGGTTACAGCAGCGATACCAGCCGTCTTGCCGATCACCGTGTTCACGAATATCCGCGTTCGCTTTTCGGAGTCCTGCCGGATGGCCGCGACGACCGCGTTCAGGCTTTCTTCCAAGTGTTCAAGTGAACTTGCTTTCGGCTTTTCGTTCCAACCGAGCCGTGCCGCATTGTCCTTCGCCCATATCTCGATCTGAATTGGGGTCGGAATATGCGGTGACAGGCGCTCATGCTGTCGCTTGCCCCAAGCGACAGCTTTCTCAAAATGCGGCGCGGCCGCTTCAACCTCTGCGGCGCCGCGTTTCAAGGCCTGCCTAGCGTATCCGTATGCGCTCGCAAGATTTTCTTTCAATTCTGTCGCTTTCATTTCGCTGCTGCTCTGATCACTACACGTCACTTTCCGTCAAGAGTCCACCAAACCCATCGGATACCATGCCCACCACCCGCGAAACCATCCTCGCCGCGCTGTTTGCGCGGTTGCAGCCACTTGCCGCTCTTACCGTACGCGAAGAGGTGCTGCCCGAGCGAATCCCGGCGGCGGGGCTGATCATCCTGCGCGATGGCCAGCCGGGCGAGCCGGAGGTGACGCTGTCGCCCCTGCGGTACCACTACCAGCACCGGGCCGAGCTCGAGGTCGTCGTCCAAGCCGGAACCGGCCGCGCCACTGCCTTCGACAGCCTGATCGCCGCTATCGGCGCCGCGCTGGAGGCTGACCGCACGCTGGGCGGTCTTTGCGACTGGGCCGAACCCGAAGCCCCGGCCTCTGTCGATCTGCCCGTTGAGGGCGCGGCGGCCCTGAATGCTGCGGTGATCACCGTCGTCCTGCATTACACCACCACAGGCCCGCTGGCCTGACACCCCGTATAATTAGGAGAAAGATATGGCACGAGCCCAAGGGGCGCGGGCGCAGATGGCGCTTGCATTCGAGACGAGTTATGGAACGCCGCCGGTGGGTGGTTTCACCAGGATGCCCTTCGCCAGCACGTCGCTGGGGGCGGAGCAGCCGCTGCTGAACTCGGAACTGCTGGGCTACGGCCGCGATCCGTTGGCACCGATCAAGGATGCGGTGACGGCCGATGGCGAT